TCGGGAGCCGAGGTGCATACCTGCGATAGCAGCAACGACATCAAGCTGCCGTTTAAGGTTAACCAGTACCCGATGAAAACAAGCGGTGAGATGTTTGAAGAAATGATGAAGCAGAAAATACGCGCTGACTTCATATTCCTAGACGGCAGGTTACCGCCACGGGATGCTCGGCTGATTGGTGAGTTAGCCCACGCCAATACGGTTGTGGCGCTAGATGATTTTGAAGGGGTTGAAAAGGGCGTGGCGAACGCACAGCTTTTTACCTACCAAGGCGCGGTGCTGGTGTACCCGGCTGAAAAAGAGTTGTTGGAAAAGCACGGCATCCCAGATGAGGCAAATTTAGCGTTGATTTTGCCGCATACTGTCATCCAGTTGACTAGCCAATAGCACCAAACTACCATGCCCGAGGGAGGCTCTATGTCGCATAAAGACGCCGCAGAATTTGTTGGGGTGTTGCTGCATAGCAGCACGGCAGCGCATTTTTTGCATTTGCAAACAGCCAGTTACGCCGCCCACAAAGCCCTCGGGCATTACTACGAGAACATCGTAAACTTGGCTGACAAGTACGCCGAGGCGTATCAGGGTCACTACGGGATCATCCCGCTAGATGATTACCCAGACGGGTTTAAGGTGCAGAAAGACGCTGCTGCGTACGCCGACAGCCTGCTGACGTTCGTGAAGGGCATCCGCACCGACCTGCCGAAAGACACCGACTTGCAGAACATCATTGACGAAATTGTGGGCGAAATTGCCTCTCTTTCGTACAAGCTGGAGCGTTTCAAGTAAATGGCCGCCGACCGCAGTCGCCTTGCTGCCGCGCTTGCCTACGAGGAAGAACGCCGACGCCGCATGATGGAATCGGTGCCGGGGCTAGTCACGACCCCCGCCCAACCCGCTCCAAGGGCTGACTTTCGCACCAACCTAGAAAACCTCTCTATCGGGTTAGGCAGAGGGGTGACGACTGGATTAGAGGGCGTTAAGGGCATCATCACCGACCCCGTAGGCACCGCTAAAGGCGTCTACGAGGCAGGTAAAGCCGTTATCCGCGACCCCTCGGTGATTGCTGACGCATTGCGCTACACCGCCGAAAAAGCCACTAGCGGCCCGCTGGGCGCAGGCGAGGTCATTGGCGAAATGCTCGGCCCCCGCAAAGGCGGCCCGGTGATGCAAGAACTGGACGTTTACCACGGCACCCCGCACAAGTTCCCCGCCACAGAGGCCAACCCTCTCGGTGAGTTTGACGCCAGCAAGATTGGCACGGGTGAGGGGGCGCAGGCGTTTGGCCACGGCATCTATTTGGCAGAAAAGCCAACCGTGGCGCAAGACTACCAATTCATGTTGAGCAAAATTGATCCGAGTACGACGACGTATCAAGGCAAGCCGGTAGAAAAGTGGTACGAAATGGCGCAGGCCGAGCAAGACCGCGCCCACCGATTGCGGGATCAGAAGGCCATTGACCGCGCTAACGCAAAACTCGCGTTTTGGGAAAATGTGATGACCCGTCGCCATCCCGAGGACGCAAAGCGGGTGGCAAACGACCCTGATGACGGCTGGCCGACGCTCGCAAACTACGCAAACTCGCTAGACATGAGCAAATTTGGTGGCATTGGCGAGGCTGGATCGCTTTACAAAGCCGATTTACCCGACGAAATGATTGACCGTATGCTGGATTGGGATAAGCCAATCCGAGAACAACCAAAATCGGTACAAAACATTGCGCGCAGGGTCATTGCAGAAAACCTTGATTGGGACGACCCGACAGCAAAAGCGGCAGACGAGTTTTATGACGCGACCGGCGCAGACTTGTATCAAGCCCTTGAGTCAAAACTGGGGTCTAAACAAACATCTGACTATTTCCGTCAAGCAGGTCTGCCGGGAGTGCGTTACCTAGACGCAGGTAGCCGAGGCCAAGACGGCAGCGGCACCCGCAACTTTGTCGTGTTCCCCGGCGAAGAAAAGAAAGTACGCATATTGGAGCGTAAGTAACCCCTCTTTAATTATTGTTTCATTTGTGCATAAATAAGCCATGCCAAGACCTAAAGGATCGCCCAACAAGGCAACCGCAGAGGCCAGAGAGGCAATAGCCCGTTTAGTAGACGGCAATGCTCATCGTCTTAACATCTGGCTTGATGAAATCTACGAGACAAAAGGCGCAGAAGCCGCATGGCGCTGCATGATGGATGTCATTGAATACCATGTGCCGAAGCTCGCCCGACACGAACACACGGGCAACAACGGCGACAAGATCAAGGTAGAAGTGACATGGATGGCTCCCGAGTAGTTATCCCCTATCGCCCTCGCAAGGCGTTCATGCCGTTCCACAACCGAACGCAACGGTGGGCTTGCCTCGTTGCTCATCGTCGCGCTGGTAAAACAGTCGCAGCCGTCAACGACATCATCCGAGCCGCCATCACCTACCAAGGCGAGCGTGGGCTGTTCGCCTACATCGCCCCCTACCGCTCCCAAAGTAAGGCCGTTGCATGGCAATACTTTCTGGAGTTCGCAGAGCCAATTATCCAGAGCAAGAACGAGCAGGAATTGCTCATCACCCTGATGAACGGCAGCCAGATACGCCTCTACGGTGCCGACAACGCTGACGCAATGCGCGGCTTGGGCTTTTCGGGCGTGTACATGGACGAATACGGTGACTTTAAGCCGAGCGTATTTGGGAACGTCATACGCCCTGCCCTGTCAGACAAGCAGGGGTGGGCGGTGTTTGGCGGTACGCCCAAGGGCAAGAACCAGTTTTGGGAGATTTACGAAACCGCCACTCGTATCCCTAGCGAGTGGTTCCTGCTGCGCCTGCCCGCCTCAACCAGCGGGATTCTCCCGGCGACCGAGCTAGCCGCCGCCAGAGCGCAGTTGGCCGAGGATCAGTACCTACAGGAGTACGAGACTTCATTTGAAGCCGCAATCCTCGGCGCTTTTTTTGGCAAGGAAATGCGAGAGGCAGAGCAGCAGGGACGCATCTGCCAAGTGCCATACGACACCAATTACCCTGTGTACACCGCGTGGGATTTGGGTTATCGGGACGACACCGCCATTTGGTTCTATCAGTTAGGGCGCGGGGAACTGCGCGTCATAGACTTCCACGCCGTATCGGGCGCTGACATATACGACATTGCAGACACCGTGATGTCAAAGCCGTACCGCTACGCCAAACACTACTTACCACATGACGCCCGCGCCAAAAGCTTGCAGACGGGCAAGAGCATTATTGAGCAGCTGGCTACGCATCTAGATGTCGCCAAACTTGCTGTCGTTCCCGACATTGGCGTACAGAGCGGCATACAGGCTGTGCGTATGATTCTGCCGCGTGTGTGGTTTGACGGCGAGAAGTGCCGCGAGGGCATTGAGGCGTTGCGTCAGTATCAGCGCGAGTACGACGAAGATAAGAAAGCCTATCGTCAGTCACCGCGCCACGATTGGACATCGCACCCTAGTGACGCTTTCCGAATGCTTGCGGTATCATACGCAGAACAGGCTGACAAGACCCCGACCCTTGAGCCTAAACCGCTGATCGTCGGGCCAGAGAACACCGTAACTCTTAACGATATGTGGGCGGTTCACGACCGCCAAGGCTCTCGGAGGGCAAGGATATGACCGCGATTAGTCCGACTCGGAACAATTACGTTGCCATCGCCGCGACGAGCAGCAGCACGTTTGGCACCGTTGGCGCGTACCTGCACAGCGTTGTTGTCAACGTGCAGACCAACACAGAAGCCACCTGCATCGTCAGCGATAACGGCGTCACCCTCGTCAGCATCCCGGCCACGCAGGCCGCTGGCGTGTATGTGATCCCGTTGGAGGTAGCGACCAAGGGCGCAATCACCGCACTCTGCTCGGGCAACTCCAACTGCCGCGTTGTCGGCCTGTTCAGCGACTATGTCTAAACCCGGGCTATACGCCGCAATCCTCGCCAAGCAGGAGCGCATCAAGGCTGGCTCTGGCGAGCGTATGAAGCGCCCCGGCGAAGCAGGACGCCCTAGCGCCGCTGACTTCAAGCAAGCCGCCAAAACGGCAAAGAAGGAAAACAAGTGAGCGCAGCGTGGCAGCGTAAGGCAGGCAAGAACCCGAAAGGCGGTCTAAATGCCGCTGGTCGTGCCTCTTACAAAGCCGAGACGGGTGGCACGTTGAAGCCCCCGGTAAAGGCTGGCGACAACCCCCGCCGCGCCTCGTTCCTCGCCCGCATGGGCAATATGCCGGGGCCGATGGAAAAGAACGGCGAGCCTACGCGCTTGGCTCTTGCCCTTAAGGCATGGGGCGCAGGCAGCAAGGCAGAGGCCAAGGCGAAAGCCAAGGCAATCAGCAGTCGTAACGAGAGGAAAGCCTGATGGACGTATTGGTACAGCCGGAACTGAACAAGTACCTCCGCATCATCGGGCAGTACGACAACGAGTTTGCCAAATGGCAGGCGCGTACCAAGAAGATCATCAAGCGTTACCGCGACGATACCCGTGGGCAGACGCTGACCGAATCGGCCAAGTTCAATATCCTTTGGTCAAACGTGCAGACGCTACGCCCTGCCGTCTACGCCAAACTTCCCAAAGCTGACATTGGCCGCCGCTTTGGTGACAACGACCCCGTTGGCCGCGTGGCAGGACAACTGCTAGAACGCGCCATTGACTTTGAAATTGAGCATTACCCCGATTACCGCTCAACTATGTCTTACTGCGTAGAGGATCGGTTCCTCGGTGGACGCGGCACGGCATGGGTACGTTACGAACCGCACACCGCCCCCATCGGCATTGAGGATGACGGCGTATCGGTTACCGGCGACATTGAGCAGGGCGAGGGCGCACCGCCGCAGATGGAGCGCATAGAGTACGAATGCGCCCCGGTGGATTACGTTCATTGGCGTGACTTTGGTCACAGCACCGCCCGCAC